GACCAAGGTTTTACTATTCCAGATCCAAACAGTCAACTACAAGATTTAGACCCAACAGTTGCAGTAACAAACTGGTTAGTTGAGACTAGAAAAAACAATGAAAAAAGAGCGATCCAAGTACTGCGTCCGCAGTATGTGAATCAGCTCATTGATGATGCAAATGATATTTTAGAGTATCAGGAATCGTCTCAGTTTACTGAGGACGGTGGCAAAATTGCCTTTAACGACCTGATTTAGAGCAGTACCTCTAGTTCTGCTACTGTAGTAGCAGCAGTGATTGTTGAATAGGGAACTGCAGGATTATCCTTCAGAGACGGGGACTCTCCCCTCATCTCTGCTATTGCTGTGATCTCTTGATTCTCGGATCTCGTCTGGAGATACTTCTCTTCCAGTCTCTTCTTGCAAATTTCTTTCGCACTTGCAAGATCCACATCCACAGCTGAACTTGAGTGGTTGTACTTCCATGCGTTTCTGAATAATGATGTTGGCAATGCAGTATGATCAATCATGGCATATTCTGCCACAGGGACATCCTTAGCGATGATATCTGCGTCAGACAGAACACATTCTTCTGAAGGGATGACTACATTGCAGAAGCCATCATCTCCATTGTATACGATGACTTGGCGTGACATTAGGCAGGAGTCGAGACTACGATACTAGTTGCGGTAGGATAGATCATCAATACCTTTGCTTTGGCATCGGCTTCATCCTTACCATATACTTCAATACTTTTGCTTACACCACCAACCGAATAGGTTGCAGTGTAATGACTACCTTGAAAAGACATTGACTACACGAATAATTTCTACTAACCTATTTATCAACAATAAAGTCACCAATCACGAGACAATCAATATCCATCTTCAAAAAAGATAAGATAGCATGATGTGGAGTTTCTACAATTGGTTCTCCATTGTCATTGAATGAAGTGTTTAAAACCACGGGCAGGTCAAGCTTACCTAGCAATTCATACACTCTAGGATTCTGAGATTCGTTGACAGTTTGAATACGACATGTCTTATCAACATGCGTGATGGCAGGAATTTTATCTGTCTTTGATGTTTGACAGTACAACATATAAGGAGTTACAAACCCTTCTTCAAAATAATCTGCAACATCTTCTTCTCTAGTAATTCCTGCGAAAGGACGCCAACCCTCACGATGCTTCACTCTTTCATTCAAGATATCCTTGTTCTCTGCTCTGGTCGGACTCATAAAAATAGATCTAGATCCTAAAGCTCTTGGACCATGTTCAGATCTTCCCTGAAACCATGCCACAATTTTTTGACTAGAAATTCTATCAGCGACAGCATCAACATCATATGCCTTATAATTTAAACCAAACAGATCAAGATAGTTTTTGATTTCTTCATTGTTATATTCCTTTCCAAGTAACGCTAAATTATCTGGCAGTTTGATTGTTTCATTCTCCTCAAAACAACCCCAGATAGCAGCACCAAAGTGAATACCAGAGTCATCTGTAAATGGTGGTATGTGAATACTATCAAATAAACCACTCTGCTGTATTAATGTATTCGTTGCAATATTTAAATATGATCCACCTGCAAAACAGGTTACAGGATCTAAATGATACTTTCTCAACGCTTTCAACCAATCAAGCATAGAGTCTTCAAATACTTTTTGAAGCCATCTTGCACCATCTGCAGGACCTTTTGGTTTATCCGTAAACCCATGCTCCTGATAGGTAACATAAGGAACAGAATGATTACCAATAATATACTCAGCTTTATAACCCTCCAGAGTTCCATATGCAGAAAGACCCATAATCTTTCCAACAGAAGATATACAGTCTTGCCAACTATCTATTTTCTTTTCGCTCATCCAACGAAGAATACCTAATGACACATGAGAATAAAGATTACCGAAATTATTAAGTCGGTGAGCAGGCATATTATAAAATCGGAATACTTTTTTTTCTTTGTTAAAGTATCCGATAGAATTATTTTCTACATTTGGTATTTCTTCTCTATATGGATCGTATATACCAGACCCGCCACCATCTACAGTTAAAAATGTGCCTTCATTATATGGAGAGGTAAAAACCGTCGATGCTGCGTGAGCTAGATGATGACCACAAAGTCTAACTTCTGCATTTGGAAATTCGGGTCTGATATGTTTTTCAATTTGTTCTTGAGTGTAAACTAGAACTGTTGCGGCAGGATATGTCGTAACATAGTAAACTAGATCTACATCTTCTGCTGATACTTCGGCACCTTCAAGACAGTATCTAATGGCATTTTTTGGAAAACTACCATCATACTTTTCTCTGCTGAGTCTTTCTTCATTGACACTTATTTTATGTTCTCCATTAACGAAGATAGTACAGCCACCATCATGTTGGAAATTGGCAGTCATCCCATCTTCATTAGTGAGTCTAGCAGCAGAAGGGTGATTAATATCACCCTCCGCATAGGCACCGTAAATACCAACAATAATCATTATTTAATTATTCTTCAGCGAGCTTCTGGAAATAGGACAATGCGTCATCTTCACTCTCCTGTGGAGTCATCTGCGCTACAGAACGAGTATGACCATCAACCACTTCATTATTACTGGTAATGACTGGTGCGTCTTCCTCTACGGTCTCATAGTCAACCTTAGGTTGAGCTTTGTTACCGAGAACATAATCAAGACGCTTCTTAAGCTCGTCATAAGACTTAAACTGATCGGCAGCAGTGATTTCTGTAAGAGAGTATTCTTTCTTCCAGATTGCTTCCATAGCGTCATCATCATCCAGGAGAGCACCAGGACGAGCGAACTCAGATGAGTCGTAGTTCCAGTAACCAGCAACCTTCTTGATCTTGATCTTGAAGTCTGCTCCTGCCCAGAAGTCGAAGGGATTGATAGGCTCTTCGTCTTCAAACTCAGGTTGCATGGCAGACATGACCTTATCAAAGATCTTCTTACCATACTTATAGAGGAAGACTTTACCTTCGTTCTCAGGGTTAGAGGGGTCCTTCACAACATAGATGTTGGAGTAGTAAGAGAGCTTACGCTTCTGCTTACGAGCAATTTCTTTGTCTGAATCAATACCAGTGTTCCAAAGTTCACTGTTGTATTCAGATACAGGATCCTTGGCACCATTAGTGGTCAAGGAGTTTTCGATGTACCAACCGCCAGGACCTTGGAAGGCGTGAGAGTACAGTTTTGCCCAAGGCAGGTCTTCACCGTCAGGGGCAGGGAGGAAACGGACTACTGCGTAACCGTTACCAGCTTTGTCTACTTCTGGTTTCCAAAGACGATCGTCTCCAGAACCACCTCCTTTGTTGGTCTTTTCGACTTCCTTGACCAGTTTGGCGGTCAGGGAACCAAGGGAGGATTGCTTTTTAAGGGATGCAAAAGACATAGGATTTGGCTTGTGTAAATTGGATTTGGTCTTTACGGGTCTATTATAGGGCGGACCCACGCCCAATGTCAAGGTTCGATTTGTTCCCTGACTTTAGCAAGGGTTTTCTGCATGTTACCAAACAGAACGGCACAGTCAACATCTTTAGGGAATCCCATAAGAACTGCTGACTGTCTCACGGTATCTTTCATAGCAATTGCTCTAGGATCGTCAGACAGACTCAACCTGGTGTATAGATTTCTCTGCTTTTCTAGCAGATGGTCTAACTTCTCAAGGTGATGTAATTTCTTCTCTTTGTCCAGATCAGCAAATTCAAATACTTCAGAATAGATTTGCTCCTGAAGCTCATTAATTTCATCCATTACCTCTTGGACTAAAGGAGAATCGAAAAAGTCTGACATCTTATTTAGAGTGGTAGTTTTGCCCTTGTTGTTTTCTTCATGAAGTTAAGATCGATAGCATCCCGTTTAATCTTTTCCTTAAGAGGTTTTGAGATTAACTTAGATACTGAATCCACTTCTATACTATTTTCTTCACAGAATAATATAATTGCCTCAATATAGTTCACTTTTTCTTCTAGTACAATTCTCTCTATCTCTAGAGAGAATTTAGCAGAATTCATGAATTTTTTATCTAAGGCTTTAGATAGTTCATTTTCCATTTAGTTGTAAGTGAAATTCCAGAAAGTTACGAATGTAAGATACCAACATATTCATGTATTTCATTTTATCATATTCTTGGTAAACCACACAATCGCCGTTTTCACACGACATAATTATAACAAACTTTTTAACTGGAATTCCTGTTAACTCATAGTACATACAGGCATACGCTGCACACTGAACGAAGTAACCGTCAATCCAGTCTCTTGGTTTTGGTTTCGCTGATGTTTTGAAGTCAATAATAGCTAATTCGCCATCGTATTCAGCAATACAGTCAACAGTTCCCGCAACACCAAGTTCTTTACTGTATAAAGATCCTTCTAGTGTGTGTATGTTATCAATCTTATTTAACTCAGGTTTAGCAATTTTAAATAAGAAATCGGGTAGGGGTTTCACTACAGGAAGTTCTTCATTCTTCAAATAGTGTTCTGTCAGCGTGTGCATGTCAGTGCCACGACTGGTAGCTTTACGAGTAATCTCGTTTGCCTTTTCTTCTCCTACCCTTTTACGCCATTTAGTGAATTTATCTCTGTTAAAGAAACTAATAACAGATGTGATTGAGACCAGTTTTTGATCTGGTGTATCATAATATCGAACTCCGTCAATAGTCTCTCTAGAGAGAGTCGGGAGTTCTTTTTCAAGATGTTTGAACATTTACATACCGAGTGCCAATTTAGTTGTTAGATACTCTTTGCAGAGACCTGACCGAACAATATCCTCAACACCAAATTCAATGGTAGCGAACGAAGGCATCTGTTGTAGGATTTTCATAAAATCCAAAATACCATTCCTTTCATAGGTTTTTGTCAAGTCAGTTTGAGTCGCATCTCCACAAAAGTGGATTTTGGTGTTTTCACCGACACGAGTGATAATAGAGTCAAGCTCGTGGAAATTTAGATTCTGACACTCATCAACAATAATGATAGCATCATCAAGTGTTGTACCGCGAATGAAACTTGTAGACCAGAATGAAATAGTCTCTTGCTGCTTAAGATTGCCATAGAGCATTTCAAAGTCTGCATCAGACGGCATTTCAAACATATATTTTACCATATTCTTGTAAGGAATTTGGTAAAGTGCTGATTTGTCTTCGTGATCACCTGGTAAGAATCCAATCTCTCTGGTAGAAACAAGAGATCTTACAATATAGATTTTACTATATGGTGAGTTTTCGTCAAGTACATCTCTAAGGGCGTTGTAAAGTACGATAAAAGTTTTACCTGTGCCAGCGGCACCATAAGCAAAAATGTTTTTATCGTTTTTATAATCCGAGAAGAGAGTTTCTTGATTTTCAGTCAGTGGAGTGATATCCACCAAAAAGTCATTGTTAATCGGTTTTTTCCTTCTCATTTGCTTAGCAGTGAGTCCGACACCGATTGGATTGTCAGTCTTTCTCTTCCTTGGCATAAGTTTTAGTCGAGGGTTAGTTTTTGACGGTTTCTACCAGTTTTTTGTGCTCTGCTGAGCACTTCATTCCACCCTGGTTTGGATTTACGCAGCTTATCCTTCCACTCACCCACCTCACCCACACCTGGGGTGTTTTCTGGAGTGTAGTATCTCTCCCAATCGGGATTGTCTGCTTTCCACTGATCCCATTCATGAACACTCATGACGATCTCTTTAGTCTCGCCCGTTTCTTTGTGTTTTACTGGATAAGTTGCCATATGAATAATGATGTAGTTTTATTTAGGACCACTCCAGGGCTTTGCCCACAGAGGGGAATTGTTCGCAGAAAATTGCTTTTGCCTGATTAGCAATATCCATATGTTCTGCCTGGGTTCCATTTGCGCTTCTAAGGGCGATATAATGCGCCCATGAGCGACATGAGCCCGTCATGTAGATTCTGGTGGGCGTGGCGAGTGGAAGCACCATTCTGGCGCACTCCTTGGCGATTCCGTGGTCCAGCATGGTCTTATAGATGTCCATACCTTCTTCAAAATAACGCTTCATTGCAATCTCGAAGCGTTGCTTCTTAAAATCATCAATATCGTCAATAGAATTCTGACGATTCTTGGTATCTTGACGCCGAAGTTTTGGCAGAGGGATTTCATCAGCAAGCAGACTAGAATCTGCATACCGCTGGGAAAACTCCTGGTATGTGAAGCTACGGTGACGCAAAATTTGAGCTGCGATTGCCCTAGAGGTCTCTATCTCTAGCGTCATGTAAGCTTGTTCAAACACAGACCAATGACCATGTTTGATGCAATATTTCAATAGACCCTCAAAACTAGGATTTTCCTGGTTTTTTGGATTTGATACTCTGGCGATATACGCCATTGTTTGCTCTGCGTCAGGTGTTACCTGCACCAACTTCACCTTCTCCATTCATTCCTCTCATCTGTTTTAGTTTTAATCCTTTCTTGGCGACTTTCTTCGCCTTCCTCATATATAAGAGTTCTTCCTCCGTATATAACCAAGGTTGCTTAAGAGCTGCCTTGGTCAGTCGAATTGTGTCCTTCATCCGCATAGTAGACCTCGTAGTACTTGATAATTCCGTGTGTGATCATATTACCCTGTGATACCCAATCATGGGCGCACTCATAAATGCTCCGATTTGAATATTTAGGTGATCCATCAGGATTCAGTTGACTACCAAAACTACCGAGAAGAAGTGTCAGTGCGCTTCTCCTCACTGCCATTTTCTCTGCAGTATATCTCCAATCAGTCTGCATATCCGTCATCGTCGTCGTTAGAGTTATAGTATTCAATAGGATCGTCGTAATTCTCTCTTGGTTTGGTATAAGCTTCTTTGTCGGCAAAGACCTCTGCCTCTAGTTCAAGAATTAATGCTTTAAGGGTCCGAACAAGACCTTTGAGAACTGCTCTATCCATAAAAAATTGGGTTTTGTCCATTATACACAAAAAAAGAGGAGGTGTAAACCCCCTCATCTCTTGACTTTCCAGTTTTGACTCCCAAATGGTTTGAGATTCACCCATTTTGCGTAATGGACTCCACGATAAGTCAAAAACGCAAATGTTTTATCTGGATCGTGCTTCATTGGATCGTATTCTGGAAGGTCATATTCTAAACTGACCTTCAACATACATACCTCACTTGCTGTATGTACGACCACGATAGCAGAATGTACCGTGAGCCTCTTTGGACTCTACATTACGCTTATCATAATCAACACCACGATATGCAGTGTGAGTGATTTGAGCGTCATGCAGTGCAGCTGCTTTCTGGATTTGCTTCTTGATCAGAGTAAGTGTGTTCATTTGTTTTCTCCTGAAGTGGGTGGTTTTTCTCCTTTAACCCCGAAGGGTGATCCGAGTTTCCCGTTCCTTCAGTCGTTTGCGCCCCAATAACATTCTGGTACAGATTCCTTTACGGTTTCGACCAGCTCAACTTTTACTTTTGGTTTCAAACCCTCATGCTTTTGAATCCGAAGAATCATAGCATCAGCGTCTGGACAGGCAATACCCGCATACAGTAATAGTTCAATCATGGGGTGAACGCTCCGTTCCGCGACTTACTTGCGTCTCACCGAAGTGAGATGAACGACAGGTCTATTATAGACCTCATGCCTTATTTAGTCAAGTAGTTTTGTAACTTATGATACAGTTTAAAAAACCTTATGGGTCAAAAAATACTGGGAATTTTTTTTCCGAATATATGGGAATAAAAAGTCATTTTTGCTTTGGCTCTTTCCAGAGTTTAGGATTGCATTTCCCATCACTCTGTGTCATTGAGATGAGACTATGGTAATTGTCCCAGTAATAATCAAAAATCTCCACCTTCTTAGCAGAGATTGCTATGTCGTACTTAATACCTTCACCGCTGTCATACTTGATCAAGTACGCGGTGTATGGTAGAGATGTGTCTTTAGCACACTCTGGTTTACAATCACTCTTTAGAATCTTCAATCAACCACGCCCTCCCCACTCAACATCGGGGTAGGCTTCTTTGACAACATTATGGGTAACTCTATATTTCTTTGTAAGATCCTTATCCTTGACGAGACAGACAAGTTCTGCCTCGTCGGGATGTAGCGACTCAAGAAGCTCAATGAACAGGGATTCCCTCTTCACTTGCCTCAATGCATCATTACCACCCTTAACATAGTTGTACAGTGTTCTGTACTGACTAGCAAGTTTACTTTGTGCTTCAGGGGTAGGAGCATCATTAGGAGTATAAGGCACATCTCCCGCAGGAATTGCGCTCTTTACACTGTCGTCATAGTTCCAGACAAACAAGGAGACGAGAGCAGGAGAACGATACTCTTGTAGAATTTCGATCTTTTGCTTCTTAGTCTTTGCACTAGATACTGCTTGCAGAATCTCGCTTTGCAATGGTTTGGGTGGTAATTTAGCCATAATTAGTCTTCGTAATCGTCGTCAGAATTGTTCTCAAAACGGAAAGCAATCAATGAATCTGGAAGAACATTTCCGTTCTCATCATACATTTCAGGATGAAGTTCAGCTCCATTATTATTTTTATCGTGATGGTACATCATGTACTCTCTGAGTACCCATCCTAGCATGGTCCCCAACAGAAGGGCACCTACAACTAGGAAACTGCCCACAACAAGACTGATAGCTAACATTTTTCATCCTCCTCGGGATCGTCCTTTTTAATATCCAGAGAGAACTCTAGATACAGGTGCAACTCCCGCTTGAGGAAGCGCACCATTTTTCCAAACTTCACTTGGAAAGTTTTTGGCGGTTCAGGCTTCCTCTTACCTCCATTAAGTAGTAATTCAACACCTCTATTTAGAGCTGACTTAGACAAGATTTTGCTCCCTAAGATAGGCAACAGTCTCTTGGCATCCGCCAATGTGTTGCTTATTATACACTACTTGAGGAAAGTA